CGTACAGCCCGCCAGCGGTCAGGCGGAAGCCCGCAAGCTGGACCGTTCCGGCGTAGGCGCGGCAGACGCCAAAACCAACCACCTTACGCCAGTTATACGAGCGCCGGACGCAGGCCACTTCTGTTTCTTCGCCCGTGTCTGGATCTTTCACCTTCTTGGTCGAATTGTAGGTGTAGAACTGTTCATCTGTCGGGTTGAAAATGAAGGTCCAGTGATACCGCTTCCACTCGCCGGTGTTGTCGATGTCGAAGATGTTCTCGTTATCGGCCTTCTTGTAGGTGTATGTATGCCAGAAGCGCAGCCGCGCCTTGGTCCCGCTGGTGACACGCGCCCAGCAGCTCATGGTGTAGGTCGCGCCGGGAGTCATGTCCAGATTGCCAAACTCTTTCAGACCGCCGGATGTCGGCTCCCCGTCCACCATCTCGCAAGCGCCCCAGCTGCCGTAATTGAAGATGATGTTGTCGCTGTTGTTGTAGCCCTGTGTGGGCGGGTTGGTTACCGTGAACTGGACCGCGCTGCCGTAGGTCGCGCCGTCCTTGTCGTTAATGACATTATCTCCCGTCAGGGACACGACCGTCTCAGCTATTTCATCCTGATTGTTATTGTTGAAGCTCTGGACGTAGGGCTCATCATATGCATAGGACCACGACGGATCGCCGTAGGGATAGGTCCCGGCAGGAATGGTATAGGTCACGTCATGACCTTCGGCCCAGCTATAGACGGTCCTTGTCTTCGGCTCGGTCAGCGTAACATAACCGGGCTGGCGTTTGATCAGGTTGGGCGTGTTCAGGATATTCAGATCGGCGTTTTCGACGGCCTGCCGGAGAGATGTCACCATCGTTTCCCAGTTGCCGATCGCTGTGTTGACCGCGCTGGTCTGCGCGTCGATGGCTTCGTTTTGCTGGTCGATGACGTCGGCGTAGTCATTGACGGCCTCGGAGACGCCTGTCTCCATGTTGTCGATGGCGGTCTGGACGGTGGTCTGCATGGCGGTCGTCGCGGTCTGGATGTCCTGCTCCATCTGGGTAGTGGCGGCATCGTACCTGCCTTCGATGTCGCCTATGTTGCGGGCGAAGATGGCGACCCAGTGGGCGGCGTCGAGACCGTCGAGCAGGTCGGAAAGCTGCTCGTCGATGGTGCGTTTTGTGCCGTCGGCGACGATGACGGACGTGGAGTCGCTGGCGTAGACGAAGGCCGTGCAGGCGTAGACGCAGGTGACCTCAGTCATGTACTTGTTGTAGATAACCAGGATGAATTTGCCCGGGACGGCGTAGCACTCCGGCTGGAGCGTCAGGTAGGCGATGCCGCCGTCGATGGTGCCATCGATCAGGACGGTCTGGCCGTCGGCGCGGAGCATCCGCGCGTAGATCGCGCCCTGAAATGCGGTCTGGACCTGCTCGCCGTCGACGGTGGTGTACTTGGTGATGATGAACCGGTGCGCGTAGGACTCCGCGGAGAAGGTGTAGCCGGTCAGCGGGACGATGTCCAGCAGGCCTTTTTCCGGGTAATAGTTACGTTCAATATCGATCATACGGGCCTCAGCTGTTCTCCAGGGCCGTTACCCTGGCTTCGAGCGCGCTGATGCGCTGGTCGGACGTTTCGACGGTGACGGTCGTGCTGCCGACGGTGCCGTTGCCGGTGGTGGGCTGGATGGTGCCGTAGGCGGAGTAAACGCAGACGCTGATGTTATCGGCGGCCTTTTTGACGAAGATGGATACCTTGAAGCGCCCGGCCTTGATGTAGCAGCCGCCTGGAAGCGTGACGACGGCGTTCCCGTCGACCAGGCTGCCGTTGATGGTGACCTGGCTCTCATCAGGGCGCACGAAGCGGGCCTCGACGGTGTGCCCCGTGAAGGACACACCGCCGGTCGGCTGGATGATGATCTTGTGCGCGTTGGACTCGCCCTCGAAGAGCAGGGCCTTGATGGGCTGGACCTCCTGCAGGGCGTTATGGTTCATGGTACGGACGATCTCTATCATGCTTTCTTCTCCCATCTGACGCCGTTCTCGGTCCAGGTCTCCGGACCTGTGATGTCGAGCAGGTTGGTGTCGCTGTTAGCCAGGCGCAGGTACGGCGCCCAACTGGTTTCGCAGTCGCGACCGTTGTCCGTAGAGATAACAGCCGTGATCGTCGCCACCTTCCATTCGCTCAGCGTGAAGGTGTATTGCTCGCCGCTGATGCTGTAGTGTGTCTCCTCCGTGTCGACGGCGATCTCTTCGCCGACCTGCTGCAGCGCGTAGAGCTTCAGGTAGGCCTGGTCGGTCTTGCTCCAGTCCTTGCCGGGCAGCGCGGAGCCGCCGAAGACATAGCTGCCGGCGTTCAGCATCAGGTCGGTCTTGACCGTGTAGGCGCTCTCGCGGTAGCGTCCGCTGGGGCCGTCCATGACGCCGGTGGTGAGCAGCGTGAAGTCCAGGACCCGGGAGAGCTGGATCTTGTAACGATCTGTGTAGGTCTCGTGCTGCTGGAAGGACGCCACGACCGTCGCGGAGCTGCTGACGCCGTCCAGGCCCAGGTCGAGCGCGGGCAGGCCGCTGTAGACGATGGGCTCGGCCAGGCGATAGACCACCTGGGAGCCATTGACGGGCTCAAGGTCCATAGTCGGGTCAGCCTTTGAGCAGAGCCAGTCCGTGCCGACGGCCTCGCCGGCATAACTTTCGATGAAGCCATGGGTGATGACGAATTCGCCCTTGAGCACGTCATACATAAAGCCCGGTACCTCCGTCAGCGCCGACGGGACCGGCTGCGGTTTGGGCAGCGTGATGGTGCGGGTGGTCGTCTGGCCACCGTCTGTGATGCTCAGGTCCAGTTTGATCGGGACCGAAGCCAGGGAGAAGTTGAAGAAGGTCCGCACGTTGTCCGGCGCGGGCGTGCCCTCGCCAAATTGCCAGGGCTCGAATACCAGGTACAGGGCGTCAGGCTGCTCACCGGCCCTGAAGGACGCGCTGAGGGCTACGGGGGTCTTGTCTTCGACTACGGGATGGTCGTCGAAGAAAACGACCTGGACCGGGGCCGTGTCGTAGACGTTGACCGCTGACTGGTGCGCGTGCAGCTCGAAGGGCTGACGGCCCTCGTTCTTGTCCTGGAAGGTGAACTGGATGTCAGCGGTATTCAGCGCGTTCTGCAGGACGATGGCAGCCATGCGCCCGTCAGCGAGATCGCCCACCCAGGTGATATTGGTCAGGTAGCTGTCAGGCCCGAGCATGGTGCGGACCTTATAGGCGGCCTTCGTGGCCGTGTTGCTGTCGAAGGGCTCTGTGGTGCCGATGGTCCTGCGCCAGTTTTCCGGCGTGGTCTCGACCAGGGTGCTGGTCAGGTACGCGTCCATGGCGTCGACGAACTCAGCGCCCTTGTGGCGGTAGCGGCGCCCGTCCGTGTCCGGCAGGCGCGTGTCGCGCTTCACGGTGAAGGTACCGCCGCCGGATGTCATACCGAGAGACTCGCCGGCGGTGATCGCCGCAGCCGCGGCGGCCTTGAGCGCGGACGCGCTCTTGATCGCTGAGATGTTGAAGTTGACCAGGAAGGCGCCAGCGTTCAGCTGCAGGTTATCAAAGCCTTCCGGACGGATGGGGGAAGTCAGGCCGGGTGCGCTCATAGGCGGGGTACCTCCTTATGCTTTCAGGCGATCTACCGCGGTAGACGCCAGCTTTTCAAACTTGATAGAGTTGTTCCTGAGCTCGCAGCCGCTGACGCTGGTGGCGTCCCTGCGGCGCGCGTTGGTCAGGTGGATGGACTTATACCGGCGCAGGATCGCGTCATACTCGTAGCCGGTCATATAAGCGGAGATCTCCAGCCCCAGCTGCGGGTGATAGACGTGGACCGTGTCGTACAGGTACAGTGTCTCCAGGTCGGCGTACTGTTTGTATTCTTCAGTCGCGCCAAGCATCAGCATGTCGATCTCGATATCGACTTCCGGTTCGTCGGCATGGTCGACGGTGAAGCGCTCCTGCGCGGCCTCGGTCATCAGCTGCTGGCACTGGGCCACGGTCAGCTCCTCGACCTCGACGCCACCGACCGTGCCCTTTTTGCCCACCTGGCAGTTGACAGCCAGGGTTTCGTTGTAAACCAGCGGGTACTGACTCACGAGCGGGCTGTCGACGTAGGCGGACGGCAGGATCATGTCCTCGCCGTCGGCGTCCTTGCAATGCGGGTAGACGCGCGTGACCATGGCGCTGGTGTCGATGGTCCAGCGCACGGCGCGCAGGTTCTTGCCGTATCGGATGGTATAGCCGCGGTCGGTGTGGTCGTCGTGCAGGATGAAGAAGTCCTCGTTGTCACGGATCAGCCGCGCCTGCAGCTGCGCCACGATGCCCGTGTCCGGGTTGAGCAGCGCGGAAACGCCGTTGTCCCAGCTCGCGTCCAGATCAACGGTCTCGTTGCTGATGTCGGTCAGGATCTGGCGGTTGTCCTCGTACAGGGCCGCGGCCTGGATCTTGCTGATGGCCGTCGCGGGCGTGACGCCGGACGCCTCGCACTTGCTCAGGTAGGTTCGGGCGAAGTCGTAGCTCAGGTGCCGCGCGTTGACGGTGACCATGTGCGTGGTCGAGTCCTTGGAGACGCGGTAGACACGGAAACACTGGTTGCGGATAACGCGTTCGTCGCTAAGCCCGCCGATGGCGGCGTAATACTCGCCGTACTTGGACTCCATATAACCCTCAACGCCTGATTCGGTGCGCACGCGCATCCAGCTGCTGTTGACGTCCTCGATCTTGGTGAAGATCGCGTCGCGGGCGAGGGTGGCCAGGGTCTTGCCGCTGTTCACACTGACGGTCGGCGTCAGCTTGACGAACCAGCCGGAGTTGGCCGGATCGCCCTGGAACATGAACGCGCTGGAGCCGACGTACTGGTACACGTTCCCGTTATAGGTGACCTTGTCGCCCTTGTCGTAGTTGGTATAGCTGAAGGCGGACGCGCCGGAGGTGTTGTAGGTGATGGTCGGTACCTTGGACTTGACCGGGACGGACGCGGCGCCCTTGACGCGCCAGTAGGCCGCGCCGGCGGACTCGAAGGCGTCGATGGTCGTGATCGGGACCGGGATCTTGATGACGGACTCCGTCTCGATCTTCGACCAGAGCTCGCCCTCCGTGGGAATGACCAGCTCCGCGTCATACTCGCCGCCGGCCTCCTCGCGCACCGTGCAGGACACAGGGCGCAGGATGCCAAGGCCGTTATCAGAGAAGTCCTCTGTATCCGGGGGATACAGGCAGATGCTGTCCGACTCCGGAAACTCCATGTCATAGCCGGGGTCCACGTCGATGCCGGGATCACCGGAGCTCTGCGGCGTATAGGTCACAGACAGGCCGATATCCCTGAACTGCATAACACCATAGTGGCTTCCCTGTGACAAACCCTCGACGCCATAATCCTGATACTTGAAGACGAAGGTCCACTCGCCGTTCCCGGTGACGTAGCCTGTGAAGTCGGCGGTGTTCGTCCGGCTGTTCTGCAGCGCGCGGTCGTTGACGGTCAGCAGCTGCGGACCACCGTAGCCGCCGCCGCAGCTGACGGTCAGGATGGCGGAATTGATGGTAGCGCCTGCCGGAATGCCGGAGACCAGGATGGTCTTGGTCGCCGATCCGGTCGATGGCCAGGAAATGGAGCCGTCCGCGCGGTTGTTCCAGCTCGAACGCAGGTTGAAGCCTTCCAGCGTGAAGCTGAGCGTCACGGGGTCCGGGGACGGTGTCGGCGTCGGGCCGGGGTCCGGATCTGGATCTGGATCGGGGTCCGGGTCCGGGTCAGGCGTCGGCGTGACGGCCTCGGTGTAGACGACCGTCAACACGCGGTCACGAAAGGCCATGCTGCCGTAGTGGCTGCCCGCACTCAAGTCGTCAACGCCGTAGTCCTTGTACAGGAAAGTGAAGGTATAATCGCCGTTGCCGGTCACGTAGCCAGTGAAGTCGACCTGGTTGGTGGCCGAATTCTGCAGCGCCTTACCGTTGACCGTCAGGACCTCCGGCCCGCCATAGCCGCCGCCGCAGGTGCAGGTCAGCACCACGCTGTCGATCGTCGCTCCTGACGGGATACCGGAGACGGTGACCGTCTTCGTGTCGGAACCAGTGGTCGGGTTTGAGTGACTGCCGTCGGCGCGGTTGGTCCAGCTGGAGCGCACGTTTCCGGCATCGGCCATCGAGTAAGTCAGCGTATAGGTGGCCATATCAGAGCCACCTCCAGTGCGGCGCGATGGTCAGCGCCGTGATCGTGCCTTCGAGCGCGATCGTGTTGCTGCCGGGGCTGAAGTAGGGGAAGTCGCCGTAGGTCTTGACGGGACTCTTGACCGCATAATTGGCGTTGTTCGGGTCCTCGCTGGCCCTGGTGTAGACGTAGCCGCCGGTGCACTCGACGTGCACCAGCCTGCCGGTCACCAGGCCGGTATAAGCCTGCCGCGTGCCGTTGATGGTGATCGCGACGGCGCCGCTGCCGTTGATGGTCAGGTCAGGCCAGGCGATGACGTCGCCGGGGTTGTCGATGGATGGGTGGTTAGCCACGTCATAGCTGATCGCGGCCTCCTCCGGGAAGGCCATCTTGAAGGGATCGCAGAGGAAGCGGATCGTGCCCTCGCGCTGGTCGGCGAAGGCGTGCGCGAAGTCGAGCTGGTCCAGGACCTTAGCGGCCTGCTGGCGGTCGGGCTCGTGGCTGAAGGATACGGTCCCGCTGCCGCGCAGCCAGCCCAGGATCGCGTGGATGTCCGCGCCTGGCATGGGCATGGCGCGCACCTCGCGCAGGTAGGGCTCGTAGATGTCCGTGCCCTCGAGCAGGGTCAGGTCTCCGGCCCGGCCCGGCAGCTGCACGGACTGGTAGCGGACCGGCGGGCGGGAGAGCGGCGGCAGCGACTCCACGAGCAGGTGCATCTGGCGGCTGCTGACGCCGTTGAAAACGAAGTTGTGATACATGTCGTCAGCCTCCGTAGCCGTACTGAGCGCGGCGGCTCATCTGGGCGATGTTCCCGCTGACGCGGCGCGAGGTCGCGTCGCCCATGACGCGGCCCACGGTCTCGTGGTCCATGGACAGGGTCAGGTCCATGACCGCGGAGCGCAGCGCGGACGCCAGCGCGCGCGGGTCTACGTTCCCGCCGTCGGTCATGCGGTCCATGCGCGCCTGGGTGGCGGTCAGGACACGCTCGCCGCGATGCAGCAGCGCGGGATAGTTGTCATAGGGGATATCCCATGCGCCTTTGGCGTGCGGAGCCAGGTCACCGGTGAGATCTGAAGAGCCGTTTGTGTGGTAGTTGATGTTGATGTCGATATCCTTGGAGTCAGGAAGGCTGCTGATGGAGCTGCTGAGCCCGGTGATCTCGCTGATCATCGACTGGACCGCGCCGACGTAGGCGCTGTACTCCGCCTGCGCGGACGCCACAGCGGCGCTCATGTTCTCCTGCGCGGACGCGGCGGCGTCCAGGGCGGCCTCCGCCTCGGACGCGGTGCTTTCGAGCTCGCTCAGCCCCTGCAGGTCTTCCATGTCCACCCCGCGCGTGCGCGAGAGCTGGGCGAGGGCCTGGCCGACGTCCTCGCGGGTATCCGCGTGGGTCTTCGTGTCGAACTGACCGGTCTCGAAGTTGTAGGACTGGAAGGAGATGCCGTACTTGTCGATCAACTGGTTGGCGCGCTCGAGCGCCGGCGCGAGGGCCGCGTCGAACTCCGCCTGCTTGATCATGGTCTCCGCGCGGCGGCTGATCTCCTCCTGCTGCGCGTTGGTCAGGGCCGTGGTCTTGTCCGTGATCGCCTGCTGCAGCGCCATGACCTTGGCGCGCTGTGTCATCGCTTCGATGTCGGCATATACGCTCTCGCTCGAAGCCGTGAAGGCCGCGTTGGCCATGTCGATGCTGCTGGCGAGCTGCGGGCAGAGCCCGATCAATTCGTTGGCGGCCTGCTGCCAGGCCTGCATGGCGCCCTCGGAGGACTGCGCGCTCTCGGACATGGCCAGCAGCTGTTCGTACAGCGACTTCGCCTTGATCTCGTCCGCGGCGGCGTTCTTCAGCGCCTGGTCAGCGCGCTCGGACGCGCTGGTCATGCCGTTTTCCAGGTCGATGATGCCGCCGTCACCGAAGAAGCCGTACTTGAGGACGTTAGAGATCTGGCCCACGCCCTCGGTCAGGCTCTGCACGGAGCCGCGCAGCTGGGAGTCGAACTTCTGGGAAGCCACAAGCTTCAGGCCGTCGATGGCGCTGTTCAGCAGCGTCAGGTCGCCCTGCAGGTTGTCCAGCATCGTCGACGCCATCATGCCGGCGGCACCGTCGCTGCTTTCGATGGCGGCGCGCAGCTCATCGACCGACTCCGTCGACGCGTTCATCAGGCTCAGCCATGCGGATAGACCGTACTGGCCAGCGATCTGCTTTGCAAAGTTGGTCTTTTGCTGGTCATCCGTCAGGCCCTGCCAGGCCGTGCGGGTCTCGCTCAGGATGTCGCCGAAGTCACGGAACTGGCCGGCGGCGTCGTAGACCTGCACACCCAGCTCGTCCGTGATGATACCGAGCGCGCCCAGGGTCTTTTCAGACGCGCCGGCGTCGGTAGCGATGCGCGTGATGATCGAACGCAGGGCGGTGCCAGCCTGGCTGCCCTTGATACCGGCGTTGGCGATCAGGCCGATGGCCTCCGCCGTGTCCTCCGCGCTGATGTGCAGCGAGCCGGATGCGGCGGCCACGTATTTGAAGGTCTCGCCCATCAGGTCCACGTTGGTGTTCGCGTTCGCGGACGCGACAGCGAGCACGTCGGCGAAGTGCCCGGCGTCCCCGGCGCTCAGGCCGAAGGCGGTCAGGGCGTCGGTCACGATGTCGGACGTCCGGCCAAGGTCGGAGCCGGAAGCCGCCGCCAGGCTCAGGATGCCCGGCAGGCCCGCCATCATCTGGTCGGCGTCCCAGCCGGCCATGCCCATGTAGGAGAGCGCCTCGGCGGCCTCCGTGGCCGTGAATTTGGTCGTGGCGCCCATCTGCTGCGCGAGGTCCGTCAACTGCGCCATCTGGGTCTCCGTAGCGCCGGATACGGACTGTACCTTGGACATCATGGCCGTGAACTCGGTGCCCGTGTCCACCACGGAGCGCCCGAACTCAGCGAGCCCCTGCAGGCCCTTGGTGACGGCGGTCGACGCCAGGTTGCCCAGCATCACCGCGCCCTTCTCCAGGCCCTTGGCAGAGCCCTCAGCGCTGGCCAGTTTGCTTTCAAAGTCGGATGTGTCGAGCGTGATCTTTCCCGCGATAGTGAATGCGTCCATATGTCACCCCCTCTTGTCGGGGCTATATCCCAAACAGGTCGTGTACGTGTTGTCTGTCGTCTTCGACGCTCCGCACGGGCGGCGCGTCCTTCGGGTGCACCATTTCAAGCCAGCTGGGCAGCTGCAGGTCGAGCCCATAGCGCGCGGCCAGGATGCTCACCAGGTGCTTCTGCATGGTGGCGGTATAGTCTTCATAGAGCGCTTCGCGCTCCGCGTCCTCGATCATGTACCTGAGGGCCGGGAAGCCGTGCCAGCCGTCACGATAGAGCCGCGCTACGATGCGCGCGCGCTTTTCTTTGCTGCAGGCTTCGAGCGCGTAAAAAAACCGGCCAGCACCTCGTCCCAGCTGTCCTGGAGCCCGTTGACGATCTGCACGAAGTTGGCCTTGTCGATCTCCGCCTTGGGGATGTCGAGCAAGGCTTCGATGATCTCGTAGGTGTCCAGCCTGTGCTTTCCAAGACAATAGCTGAGCAGCTTCGGCACGGTCGTGCCGTAGGACTTGAGCACGGGCGCGGTGCGCATGGCCATGAAGTCCTTCAGTGTATCGGCCAGCTCATCGTCATCGCAGATATTCGCAATGGGCGCGGCGATCCGCAGGATCACCTGGGACGCCTGCGCGAAGCTCATTTCTGATATTTTCATATTCCAGCTCCCTTTCCGTTTTCATACGAAAAAAGCCGGGGACATGCCCCGGCTGTGAGTGCGCGCCTGATCAGGCCGCGTCCTCGAAATAAACGATGCGGCAGGGCAGCTCGTCATAGTCGAGGACGTCGCCCTGGTGCGCGTGGAACTCGACCGGCAAGGTGCCTTCGTTCTTATCAGCAAAGGTGAAGCCGAAGTCCGCGGTATTGAAGGCGTTGTCGATCTCGATCAGGACGAAGCGCCCGTCGGCCATATCGCCCACCCAGCACAGGTGCTCGATATAGTCGGTCGCCTTGTCGATGGCGGTATGGAAGGTGATGGTGGTCTTGTTGCCGGCAGTGGCCAGGTCCGCGGTGGACATGACGCGCTCGATGACCTTCGGCACGACCTCGATCAGGGTGGTGGACAGGTAGCCGTCCATGGAGTCAACGAACTTGTCGCCTTTGAAAGCGTAACGGCGTCCGTCGACCTCGGGCGTGCGGACCTCGCGCGTGATCGTGAAGGTGCCGCCGCCGCGGGTCATGCCAAGGTAGTCTACGCCGACCTCGCCGTTCTGTACCTTATTGCGGACGGCGGTCTTCAGGGCCGACGCGGAGGAGATGGCGCTGTAGTCGAAGTTGCAGAGGAAGATGCCGGCGTTCAGCTGCAGGTTATCGAAGCCCGCTGAACGGATGGGGGAAGTCAAGCCGGGTGCAGCCATATTTCAGGTGCTCCTTTCTCCGGGTCAGGTGCCCGGACAG